GAATCCTAGATTTTCACATGAAATGGATAAACAGGAAAGTTATTATCTCAGACATTTAAATAGAAGGTTGCAGACAGAATTTGGATTCAAGTGGGAAAGGTTTCAGTATATGGGTTTAAACTCACAAACTCAAGGATTGCATGGAACAGCACACTCAGATTGTTCAGATGAAGATGAATGGAATATATCGTTTTTATACTATACAAATAGATTTTGGGAAGATACTTGGGGTGGAGATTTAAGATTTTATAAAACACTCGAAAAGGGAATACAATCAAGAGACGATAATACAGAGTTTGCATCAGTTCAATTTAAACCAAATAGATTAATTATGTTTGATGGAAGAATACCACATGGTGCAGATGCACCTACATCAAAGGCAAGATACATAGATAGAAAGTCTGTAGTCATTCGTGGTGATGAAGTTAGACTTGTTGAACAGGAGGAGTTTTACGATGCCAACGATAGACTTTCATACATATAATCCACAAACAATAAAAAACTTTAAACCAATATTGGCTAAAGACCTAATTCCCGATTGGTGGAAAAAATCTAAAGTTGGAGAATATATAAACGGTCATAAACAACAAACCATAAGAGCATGTCCTGCTATGGACGATTGGTTGAATATGGGATGGTATCTTTGTGCTAATAGAGACTTTGATATAGTCTTAGGTGGGTCAAAAGATGATGTTGATGGTTTGAAATGGGCTGCAACCATAGATACAGAGAGAGATTACTTTCATGATTCAATGGAATCTCCATCTCATCCAGCAGCACAAATGTTAGAAGCATTTGCATACATGGAGAAATCAGAGAATCCACCAATCAAAGACGCATTTAAGATGAGAAACCCTTGGAGTATAACAACTCCCGAAGGATATTCAACATTTTACTTAGACCCATTTTTACATCAAAATAAATACTTCTCTACATGGCAAGGCATTATTGATACTGATAAGTTTAATAACGGAGTAGATAATGCTCAGATAATATTTTACCCTAAAGTTGACCATAACTTTACTATACTTAAAGGAACTCCTCTTTGTCAAATAATCCCATTTAAAAGGGAAGAGTGGGTTGGAACTTATGGATTAAAAACTAGTAAGTCATTTGTAGAAAGTAGTTCTAGACTTACAACTAAAAGAGATACTATGGGTATGCATGAAGGATTTAAAAGCATAGGGATAGAGGATTCAAATAATGTCACTGTAAAGACTGTTGGGCCATATAAAAAGTTGAGATATTGGAATCCTAAGAGAAAATTTTTTGGAGAAGAGAGTCCACCACCCGAGTGTCCTTATCATGTCAGTGAAGACTCACCCGAAATACAATTGGAATTACCTATAGGAGATAATGATGGCAGTTAGATTACTATTCCCAAGTTTTCTATTTCATAGAAATTTATTAGATTGTGGAGAGAACAGAGGGTTCAAAGAAGATTACTTAAATTTATTGACTACTGAAATTGATAACATGAGAAGGCAAGACCCACAAGGTAGACGAGTATCTAATCAATACACGGGATGGCAATCAAACGATGGTTGTGAAAGTTCTCCTATATTCCAAAAACTAATGAATGAAATTGTTCATACATTTAATGATGAGGTTTTACCTTTTAATGGACTAGACCCAAGTAAATCAATAGTTTCTATATCTAACTCTTGGGCAAATATAAACGATAAAGGTGCATGGAATGCTCCTCATGGTCATGCAGGGTGTTGGTATAGTGGAGTTTTCTATATTCAAGCAGATGGTGATGAGGGAGATTTGCATATGATAGATACATCTGAAAAGGTACTTAATGATTTTCCACCATGTCAAAGGACTAACACTTCATGGAGATTTCCTCCTACTAGTGGACAATTAGTTTTATTTCCAAGTGGTGCAATTCATATGGTTGAACCAAATCAAACAGAAAAGGAAAGGTATTCTATATCATTCAATATATCAATAAATCATACTTCTAATACCGCACAACATGGAGATGTACATAACTATAATCCAAATGAATTTGTTTTTGATTTAGACCAAAACGGCAATCCCATACTGTCTTAAATATCCTAAATAAGGATATGGAAATAGTAATCGAAACTCATCTCTTATGGAACCTTATGATAACATTCGTGTTAGCACCACTAGGTTTTCTCATAAGAAATCTTTTATCTGAACAAAAGAGAATAGACATACTTATTAACAAAACAAGAGAAGAGTTGGCCAAAGAATATGTCACTAGAGAACAAATAGAAATAGACTTTGAAAGAATTATGGCTACTATGACAAGGATAGACGAAAAGATAGACCGTCTACAATCTAAGACTTACTTCCAAGAATAGACTTAAAATTCGTATAAATAGTATTATAGATTTAATACTGGAATACAATTATGTCAACACCAAACTCGAAAGCAACATTCAAAGAGTACATCAAAAGAAAACTGGGTGCGCCAGTCTTAGAAATCAACGTGGATGATGACCAGTTTGATGACAGAATGGATGAAGCTCTGCAATACTTTCGTGAATTTCACTATGAGGGTTCAATCAAGTGTTATCTAAAACATCAGATTACACAAGAAGAGATTGATTCCTTTAAGACAAATGAAACACATAATGCAGCAACCACTGGAACTCAAGCAATTGCAAACCAAACATATGGAGAAGGACAGAACTATATAACACTACCCGAACATGTGTTGAGTGTTATACAAATATTCCCTTTCTCAAGTGGAACAACCTCCAATATGTTTGATATCCAGTATCAATTGAGACTCAATGATTTGTGGGACTTAACGTCAACAAGTGTCTTATACTATTCACAAGTTCAATCACACCTATCTCTTTTGAATGATATACTAGTGGGGCAGATACCGTTAAGATATAATATGCATTCTAACAGACTTTACATTGACTATAATGCAAACAAATTAGTTGCAGGAGAGTATATTGTTATAGAGTGCTACAGAAAAATAGACCCCAATGACATGACTGATATCTTTGATGACATGTGGTTAAAGAAATATGCAACTGCACTTGTTAAGTATCAATGGGGAGAAAACCTTTCTAAGTTCTCAGGAATTGCACTGCCAGGCGGAGTGACACTTGATGGACAACAGATGAAAGACGAAGCAAAAGAAGAAATTTTAAGATTAGAAGAAGAGTCAAGACTGAACTATGAAATGCCAGTTCTTGATATGATGGGATAAACCATGCCAACAAACGTATTTTTTAACCATGCAGTAGGAACTGAACAACATCTTTACGAAGATTTGGTTGTTGAGTCTATGCGTTTCTATGGTCATGAAACATTTTACTTACCAAGAGAGGTCGTAGAAGAAGACACCATTCTCAATGAAGATGTGCAATCTACATTTGGTGATGCATATTCAGTAGAAATGTATTTAGAAAATACAGAAGGATTTGAGGGAGAGGGAGACCTATTCAGTAAGTTTGGTGTTCAAGTAAAAGACCAAGCAACCTTTGTAATTGCATTGAGAACATGGGAACGATTCATATCACTAGACTCTAATCTTGCAACATCTCTAAGACCTAATGAAGGAGACCTAATCTACTTCCCTCTTAGTGGTTCAATGTTTGAAATTAAATTCGTAGAACATGAGAATCCATTCTATCAAGTTGGAAAACTATTCGTGTTCAAAATGCAGTGTGAACTATTTGAATACAGTGGAGAAGATTTCGATACTGATATTGGTATTATTGATGTTATAGAAAATCAAAATGCCTATGCATTAGACTTAACTATGAATAGTGGGTCAGGTTCTTACACCATAAATGAACCAGTGACACTTAATGGTACTGTAGTTGGAGAAGTATCTGCATGGTCAGGTGCAACAGAGAAACTAAATCTTGTACACAACACTTCAACACTTGCAGTTGGTGACACTATTGTAGGTTCTACTTCAGGAACATCTCGTACCATTAATGCAATTACAGATGTAATGACAATGGAGAATGATGGTCAAGCACAAAACAAAGACTTCGAAGATAAAGCAGATGGGTACTTAGACTTCTCAGAGACAAACCCATTCGGTGAGGTCACATAATGTTTGGGACTCATTTTTATCATGAAACAATTAAAAGAAGTGTATCAATCTTTGGAACACTATTCAATAACATATCTGTAGTAAAAAGAAAGGCAGACGGAACAGTACTTTCTAAAAGTTTAGTTCCTATTGCATATGGCCCTAATGCAAAGTGGTTGTCACGATTAAATCAAGAACCCGATTTAAATGATGGAAATAGAAGTCAAGTAAGTCTTCCAAGAATGGCATTTGAGATGAACTCGTTTGAATATGATGCAACTAGACAACAAAACAAACTTATAAGAACACAAAAGAATTTACTAGAAACTAGTGATACTGGTAAAAGAGGATTTCAATATGCACCAGCACCCTATAATATAGGATTTACACTAGGTATTCTTGCAAATCAAGTTAATGATGCAATCCAAATCGTAGAACAAATTGTTCCATATTTTCAACCCGAGTATACTGTGACAATGAACATGATTGACTCAATGAGTGAAAAGAGAGATGTTCCTATAACACTTAACAGTGTATCAATGGAAGACACATATGAAGGCAGTTTTGAAGACAATAGAATAGTAGAATACACTTTAGACTTTACAATGAAAGTTTACTTCTTTGGCCCTGTGTATACGGGAGAAGTTATTAAGAGTGTTATTGAAAGAGACTATGTCAATATAGATGCAGGTGGATTTACAACTTCACAAATAGATGCATCAGGTCTTGTTAAAGAGGTTAAACACTATGAACCTGCATTTGGAGAGGTTGCAAATGCAGTGTCTAATAGTACTAATGTGACCTTCCCAACTACAATAAATAGTAAGATAAGTGTGGGAGATGAAGTGTTTGGAACAAATTTATCAACCAACCCAACGGTCTCTACTATTGGTTCAGATAACCTTAGTGTAACATTAAGTTCTGCAGTCACTATTGATGCTAACACTACACTTAAATTTGTTGGTTCTGTAGACCCAAGTGATACATTTGTTGTTGCAGAGACAGTTACATTTTATGATGACGGTACTAGTTCTACATTTGCAGAAGATAAAGTCACCGATGCGAGTTAATATATGGCAAAAATTGAAGACCAATTAGATGATGTTCTAAACATTTCTAAAGAAATAAAACAAGAAACCCAAGTAGTTAAAGTCCCTCAAAGAGTTGAGAGCATGGAGAACGACTATAAGTATGGTCGTGAGACCCTCTATGGGCTCGTAGAAAGGGGTCAGGATGCAATTGATGGAATACTAGACTTATGTAAAGAAACAGAACACCCACGTGCTTACGAGGTTGCAGGT